AAATTTCCCTTGTTCGTTGCTACTGTCACGTTTTTCACCATGACTTTGAGTACTTTGCCCGTGTAAGTGTACCCAATACGCTTGTCGGTAAATTCTACCGTTGAACCGACCGTTAGAGTGCGTTTGACTTCTTTTCCTAATTGCGCTCGGGCGAACTTGATAGCGTCAACAGTAGTTGAAAGTTGCTCAAGCGTATACCCGCCGAACATTATTTCACGATTGATTTGCTCTAATGTGATTTTAGCCATTTGATATTTCCTTGATTATAAAACTTCGTAGGGTTTGTTCCAAGCGCCGACATTGATATCAATGTAATGCGAACGATGGAAATAGTCGGTCATGGCATCGTCATTGTTGAAGTATTCAGGGCCCTTCATTGCGGCGATGATTTCTTTCAAGAATGATTTGGCTTTGCCCGTGAAATGTTCTTGATACCAATACTCGTTGATATCCAAGGTTTTTTTAGTACGAATGTAAGCGATCTGATCTGCGTCCATTTTTTTGGCGCAATATGATGCAGCATCGGTTTTGATGTAGTTTTCGATAAAGTCGATCTTGCCAGACTTGATATTGAGAACAAGTGATGAATGATTGCGAACTGCTAAAGTACCCTTGACTCCGTACTTTTTGAGAATTTCTTTGACTACGGGAGCAATTTTTGCTTTGTGTTCTTGTGACATATAAGCCATTTTTAGTTCCTTGTTTTTCAGTGTATGTGTGTATTGTAGCAGAAAACGGAATTACTGTCAAGCAAATTATTTGACAGCCGCAACTTCCACGTTATAAGCTGAATGATTCATATGATAAAAATCAACATAAAACTCGGCTGCCCGTTGAGTCGGGAACGTGAGAACTTCACCCTTTTTGATGAAATTGGCTTTAGTGGCGACATAAATTAGCTTGAACATTTTTACTTCCTTTTCTCTAGTGTATGTGTATATTATAGCAGATTCGGTATTTAACGTCAAGCTTTAGTGTTGTTTTTACGCAACATTAGTCAAAATAAACGGAAAAACGATCGGCAAATTGCTTTACACAGTCTTGCATACGCTGATTGCGATAGCGGCGATCTTGCGGGTTATTACGTTGACCACGATAACGCACACGAATTTTTTTGCCCTGCAACTTGAAATAAGCACGAACAAACGGCAACACATCCACGGGAATGTTTTTGTATGCGGCGCGTTCATTATGAACGGATGGGCAAGCACGTAAAATCGACTCAACGTAGCGAATGCTAGAGGGCATTCCAGACGAAATCAACTCAACAAAATGCTTAGTATTGGCTGCTTGCAAGCTTGAAATAACGTTCATGTTTTCTGTCCTTTTCTCTAGTGTATGTGTATATTATACAGGAAAATGGAATTAACGTCAAGGTTTTTGTTGTTTTTCTGCCAAAAATTGATCACACATTAAGAGTTCTTTAGTGAGTCTTTGAGCGCCAGAAGTGTTGTTTTTTTGATACAAATTGATCAAAAAATGAGCAGTTTTTTCGCCAATTTGCTCTGTTTTTGCGTCACCGATTCTAAGCGTGGCTTGTTCGCTGGAAAAGTCTAATTTCTTGTCAATCTGACTAGTATTGATAGAGCGATTTTTGCCGTATGTTATCGATACTTCTGCCAGATAAACTCCAGCGCATTTTGCGTGTACCATGCCCAGACTTTGCTCGTATGTCAGAGCATTTGCCGTGCCGAATCCAAGCATTAGAGTTGCTAAAAGAATCTTAGATTTCATGTGTTCTCACTGTTTTGTTAGCGTATAGCCTAGTATAGCACAAAACATGATTTTTTGTCAAGCCGCTTTTTGCTGTTCTCGATATCTACTAAGCATTTCTTTAGTAGTAAGCTCCTCATCTGTTACTGGACATTTATGCTGCTGTAGAGCAACATTATTGCGAAAGAGTACTTTACAGTCCTGACAGCGAATTTTCATTCTTGACTTCCTCTGAGTAAGGTTAATAGTAACACGTACTCTATTTAGTGTCAAGCGTGAGTTATCCTTTTAGAACATTGAATAGCGCATAGCTGTCAAGTGCTGTTAGTAGCAAGTAGTTAGCCAGCATACCAAACGAGCCACGATTACAAGCTGACCATGCGTACATTGCACATCCTGCGATTGTGATTGATAGATACAGCGTGAACGGAACATTGGGTACGGTAAATGCAAACAAAACTGCTGCACCGATACTCATAGCCCACGCCAACATTTCGACTGCAAAACGAAGGGGATGGCTGCGATAGTCATCCCCGATCCATTCTGCTATATTAAACAGAACTTTTTTCATGAAGTATTACTTTTTCGTTGAGTGTGATGCTTTCTCAACGAAAGCGTACATTTTTTCTGCTGTTTCTAGAACTTTGTCAAGTCCTGGAAATTCTGGCATACCAACGGTAGTAACTAATTTTCCATTGTCTGGATCTTTAGCGGTGGACATTTCCCAGCCTAGAAACTTGGCATGAAAATCTTCACTAAGCATACTTTTGGCCATATCTAAGATTTGTGTACGAATCTCATAGCCGTTCTTGTTGAATTTTACTTCTGGTAGTTTTGGTTCAAATGACATAATAATCTCCTGTGTAAGTGTGTATGTCTTTACTGCACAATTATTTATGCAGTAAAGCTATTGTACTATATTTTTAGTATATTGTCAAACTATTTGGTCAAGCTGCTTTTTGATTCATGAGCGCCATGGCACCCTTATAATCGCCACTACGAGCCATGATTCCGGCTGCTTTGGCGCGTCCAAAACTTTCAAGTAATGAATAGATTGATACTGCTAGTTTTTTGATTGCTGTTGTTTTCATTGGAATATCCCCTTATCCACGCTTCTTTCAAACTGTTTTGACCAGTGTTCAACGTCTGATTGTGTCTTGACGTTCTTTGTATCTAGATATCTTTCTAGCTTTGATTGATAGGTTTGCTTTGGGAACATTTCTGCTAGTCGTTCCAACAGTGCGTAAAATTTCATATTAGTCTCCTGTGTGTGATGAGAATTTGTAATTCTCAGATATGAATGAAGAATTGTGTTCTTCATTAGTACTTATTGCGCCGCACAAGAGATAATATCTGTCTATATACTCGTAAACGTGTACTCGTTAGTACTAACGACCACGCCCAGCTTTACGCATTACTTTGGTTGCACGTGGAACCGTTGAAAGCTTTGGTGCTTTACCAACTTGTTCAACTTTATCGAAAACTCCGCTAATGTCAAATTTCTTTTCCTTTGCTTCTTTGGCTTCTTGAGCCGCCCGAATAAAGGGATTGGGATTTCTTTTTGGTTCAGTCATCAGTATTCTCCTGTCGTTTTTTAATTTTTTGCATGTACTCAAACACACTACCAGTTAACATGATCATTGTAGCGATTCTGCTATCATAGATGTGCAAAGTTCGTTTATGATCCTTGGTGATTAAGTAATGTGGGCACTTCATGTACTTATCCAAATACACTGCGAGTCCAATATTACTAATTGGACCCTCGTTCTTTTTTATTTCAAATGTGTAGCTTTCTAGTTCCATCAATTGAAACATACAATCGCCATAATAGGTAAGACCTAACCCACCACTAGAGCGTATGTTCTTCCACCATGTTTTCATACAGTAGTCAAAGTCACTGATTTCTGCTTCGGGAATAAATGGAATTAGTGTTCGTACGATCTCTGCCTTGTCAATCATTAACTCTAACATAGCAACATCTAATCTGGATAGACTTTTTGACCCTGAGTAAGAAACACCACAGAGAACTTATCGGTTTTAAATTGGTTGTTTAGCTTGCGACATAAATTTCTGGCATGACCAGGATTTGAAAAACTTGTTTTCTTGTATTTAGGCACACTAGTGCTATCTAAGTAGTGCTGATTTTTTAAGTTGATTGGCTGATCGTTATAGTACACGGCCCAGATACCGCTAGCCTCAACGATCTGATCCACTTTGTATGTTTGCTTGTCTACTAGTTCTAGTAGTATTTTTGGTTGAGTTCTAGACACTAGAATCGACCTCCGCCCAATTGAATCTCAATGACTTCAGGTGGGGCGTTTAGTTTATCTTCTAACTTATCTGCTAGTAGCTTGACGATTTCATCACGCAATGCACGTGCCTCAGCCACAGGCATAGTAAGATTCTTGCCTGGATTTTGATCCATTGCGGTTACTCTGTCTACAAAGCGTTTTATATTTACCATAGTATAAGTATTTAGCTATTATCAGCTTCGTCCCAAGTTTGATACGGGCCACTATATTCGTAGCGTTGAACAAAAATGTACTTGGGACAAAAGATAGTTTCCCATGTTCCATTCATGTTGATCTTAAAGTAGCCTGCACAGTGATAGCACAAACTCTTTGGTGTTGTGGTGTAAATATGCAGCTTGCGCTTGACATCATAAAAGTTATTGTATGTCTTGCCCTCAGTTGGCCATTGAGCAAACGGCAATTCTACTGTGCTAGCAGTTTTCTTTGGCTTTTCAAACTCAACTTGAAAGATTTTTTCAATTGATTTTGTGTCAGCATAATGAACGGTGTCTCCTCCGATCTTGACTGCGTATCCAGTACCATCAGCCTCAACGTTGCCTACCTTGTGTGTGCCGTCTGTAATGACCCACAGTTGATCTTTTACTATTGGTTTAGCTATTAGATTCATCATTATCTGCCTTATGTTTATCTATTGCCGCTTGTAGCGCACGTTCAACAAACTCGTTGAACGTAATGTCTAGCTCATGTGCCATTTTCATATAGCGCAGTGCTTCTTCATCTGTAAGTTCAAGTTCTACTGTTTCATATTTTTTATTCATGTTTTAATTTTCCTTCGTAAATAGCATTCATCCAACGACCATAGTGTTCGACTTGATCAAGAATCTTTGTAAGCTCGTATTTGCCACAAAACTTCATTAGATGCCAACCCACTTCTGACTTGGGAATTACACGCAGTTGCTCACGAATACACTGGTCGACTGCATCAATGACTTCTTGTGGCTGTGCGGTAAGATCACACAAGTGTACGTTACGATTGTAATCGTCTAGTACTTTGTGTTCAACACCGTTATGATCAACCCAACGTTGCAGCATTAAGTTGTTCCAGTTGAAACCCTTGCGTTCACGATCAGCGTATGCCTCAATCAGACCAACAGTTTTCTTAGTACTCTTAGTGCGTACACCCGGATAAGCCGAGAATACGTTGTCTGATGTATCGCCACGCATACACTTTTCAAACAGCAAGAATTGTGGGTCACCCAATTTCTTATGCTCTTTGGTTTTCTTGTCTTTGACTTCTTTACCCTTGTCATCAAAGTAACCGTCAATGGTAATCAAATGACCTGCCATTGAGTTATACTGCTTGACATTGGGTGCCAACAGTTGTGCAAAGTCGCCGTCACTAGAGATAATGTAGTGTTCATCTTCTGTGTGAAGTTGTACAAAACGTGCAATAATGTCATCAGCTTCCGCCGTTGGGCAGCGTAGTACTGATACGTTGGTTCGTTCGTCTAAGAACTTGGTGAACGTGTCGTAGGTTTCCCAAAACATTTCATCTTCGGCTTGTTCTTTGACCGTTTGTGCTGCACGTTTGTCCGCACGATTGGCTTTGTAGGGTGTGTAGAAGTCTTTGCGCCATGATCTGCCCTCAAGAGCAAAGATCACATGACATGGTTCTGCACCAATGAATCTGCGAACAATGCTTTGAACGCCTGACAGCGTAAGATGTAATGCCATACCAATTTTCTCCCAATCATCGCTGCCACGACTGGCAAAGTGACGTGATTTGAAGAACAGATTGGCCGTATCTATGAGTATATATTTCATTGTGAGATTCTATTTATCATTTAATATGCTACTATTATACGACAAATCATAATACTTGTCAATGAAAATGGATAGATTGATTAGCTGATTTCGGTACGACCATCGCCCAAGTCTTTGGACCGAATATGGCGTAATTCTTCTCTAAGAGCGTCTGCTTCACGAAGTGTCGGATCCGCTATATTCTGCTCGTAGATTTCCAATGCAATGTTGCGACATACGGTTTGAAACCAACGATCAACGATCACGTCTTCAGTTTCGCCGGGTTTTTGCATGTAGCCTGCACGTGCAAGATTGGCCGCAAACTTTGCATTCCAATCTAATTCAAATGCTCCGCTGTTGATGTTATTGGGATCGATATCCACTTTGATAATAGCAACATAGGGTTCGTCTGCCAGCGTTGCCTGTTCTTTTGCCGTAAGCTTGGGTGCTTCTGCTTGTTTTGGTTTGCGTGGTTTGCGAGGCTTCTTTTCTGATTCTGGCTTTGAAGTCTCTACTGGAGCAGGTTCTGGTAGTTCGGTATCTCGGAAGAATTTCTTTAGTCTTTCAAACATAGTGTGTCCGTTATCTTTTAAGTAGCCAAATTATATGGCATATTTTCTCGTGCCAGCGATGTTCATAAAAAAATGTAATATCACATTGATGACAGGCAGTGCCACGATAGGCAAATTTTAGCCATATCAATTGTTTTGACTGTTTGCATCTATGTGGTAGCCATGCAAATTTGTATTCCCATCCTATACAACGAGCGTGAAACAAATTGTCACCAAAGCTGCTATCTAATGGCATATTATATTTAGCACCTAGTTGCTCCACCGCAAGATAAACATCAACATAGACTGTTCATCTACAAAGTCAATGCCATAAATATCTGGTGTGACTGCGTAAGGATCACGAATGACAACTCCCTGATCACGCATCCAGTCTTGATATCGTTTGTAGAATTCGGGACATTTTGGATCATAAGACGTGATTGATATCCAGTGTGCAGTCGAATTGTACAAGAACGGATCAACTGGAAGTCTAAGCGAGTTGCTTGAGTCTGTCATGAAGTTTGAATGATGCAAGATTCTTTCCTTTACTTTCGCACATGATATCAAAGTTATCATTGAACGATAATGCCCAATCATTGACCGCTGTATTCCAATAGAAGTCACTGTGAGCACGTAGTTTCTGTTTGTTGCGACCACTGGCCACAAGTACATCACGATCAGGCATTGTGTTAGTGCAATGCTCTACAAGAACATCTTCACGACTGACTGAATAATGACAAGTAGGGCGAACACCACGCCAACTATCCATGATGCGAGTAATGCGTACATCGTTCGGATCGATGTATGTACCTGAATGTATCCAGTGATGGTGTATATCAAGCACAATAGGAACACAATCGCTAATAGTAAGGCAGTCATCTAATCCCCAACTATTTTCTTCGTTTTCGATTGTGATACAATTACGTGCTTCGGGCGAGAGTCTACCCAGTACGTCACGGATACCTTGCGGTCCCCGTTTGCCACTGATGTGTACATTGATTTTGAAGTCTTGGAACTTTTGACCGTAGCCCATCCATCTAGCCATGTCTGCATGATATTCAAATTCCTTTATTGAGTTTTCTACAATGTTGTCGTTAGCACTTGCCAGTACCGTAAACTGACCCGGAT